ACTAGCTATGATGTAGTTAAAACAGTTAGCGACAACATAGTGCCGGTAGTGGCTGTCGGGAATAATATAGGCAATGTGAACACAGTAGCTGGAATTGCGATAGACATAAGTTCGTTGGTAAGCGTACGTGCAGCTATAGAGTCTCTATACGCTGACAAGCTTACGTTAGATAGTCTATATGCTGATAAAGCTGTACTAGATGGGCTATATAGCAGTAAGCCTGCAATAGATAGTTTACTTATGGATAAAGCCACGTTGGATAGTTTGTACGCAGATAAAGCTAAAATAGACCAGGTATTCGCTGATAGGTTAGTGATAAACGATGTAGGAAGTGATCCCTTAAGGACTGAGATTTTAGCCGCTGGAAGTAATGCAGGCACAGCTACAACTAAAGCGACAGAGGCTGCCGCAAGTGCAACTGCCAGTGAGACAAGTAGACAAGCTTCAGATGCAGCACTATACGATTTCAAAGGTAGATACTTTCAAGCGTTAGCTATAGCACCTACGGTTGACCTGAACGGTAATCCATTGAATACTGGTGATATGTACTTTGATACTACACTAAACGAGATGAGAGTTTATGATGGCACTTTATGGAAATCAGCAGGTTCAACTGTTAGTGGGACATCACAAAGACAATCGTTCACAGCAACAGTAGGACAGACTATATTTACAATAGCAGGTGGATATGATCCAACTTTTGCAGATGTGTATATTAATGGTAGGAAGCTTTTAAATGGAGTAGATGTTGATGTATCAAGCGGTGTAGATATAGTTTTAACTGTTGGAGCATCAGCTGGCGATATAGTTGATGTAGTAGCATATGGAGCATTTGAAATAGCTAATACATATACTAAAGCTGAGATAGATGCTGGAACTGTGGTATTGAACGGTATCAAGAATGTAGACGGTGTAGGTAGTGGACTAGATGCTGATACAGTTGATGGAGTGCAAGGAGCACTACTTGGTGTAGGTGGAGCTGGCTATGCTTGGGTTGATGAGACTGCTAATAGAGCAGCTGGAGTAACATATACTAATACAACAGGAAAACCAATAATGATAAATGTTGGATATTCATCATCTAATTCTAGTTGTTATTTTGTATTATACATAGATGGTGTACTTATAAGAGCTTTTGGAGATAGTACTCTTTCAGGAGTGGATGGTAGGCTTGCTTCTATTTCAAGTATTATTCCAGCTGGAAGTATATATAAGATTTCCTCAGGTTCAGCAAGTACTACCCCTGTTGAACCAGCAGTAGGTAAATGGTTCGAATTAAAGTAATAAAAGGAAAATAAAATGAAATATTACATAGATACAAGCAATAAACCATTTGTATTTGAAGACAATGTAACATCTGAAATAATTGCTAAAGTAGAAGCTACTCACAATACTAAGCTAACTGAGATTACATTAACAGACTATGAAGCATTAATAGCTCCTACATTTGCAGAACTACAAATAGCTAAAATAAATGAAATTAAATCAGCATATCAGAACCAACTAAAACTAGGCTATATTTGTAGTAATACTATTAATATGGATGCTGAGCAAGATAAAGTAAATACGCTAAAGAATGGATATGATTTGGCAGTGAAGACTAACCAAACTACTATGGATATTAGGGATTATAACAATGTAGTACATACAGCTATTGCATTAGCGGATGTAGATACAATGATTATAGAACTAGGTACAAACATAAGTACACAGTTAGCTAAGAAATGGCAACTAGAAGCTCAAGTACAACCAGCTACAACACAAGCTGAGCTTGACTTGATAGTATGGTAAAGGAGAACCAATGAGTAAAGTTAGAGATACAATAGAGAATGAGCGAGGACTACCTGCTAAGGGGTTTAAGAACTTGTTAAAGAATTCACAAGGGCTCATCAACCAACGAGCTTATGTAAGCGGCACAGCAACAGTTACTACTAATGAATATACACTAGATAGATGGAGAGTTGTTGCTTTAGGCGAGAATTTAACATTTAGTATGGCTGAAAACATAACTGCATTTACAGCACCATTGAATGGAGTAGAACAAATAGTAGAAGATATTGATATAGTTACAGATACTTATGTTGTAAGTTACACTGGTACTGCTAGTTTAGTAATTGAACAGTCTAGTGATTTAGTTACTTGGGCAACTATTACAGCAAACGCTGATGGTAGTTATAATTTAACAGGTGGTTTGTATACTAAGGTTAAGTTTGTTAACGGTACATTTAGTAAACCTCAACTAGAACTAGGCTCAGTAGCTACACCTTTTGAAGTTAGACCTTATGGATTAGAGTTGAGTTTATGTCAAAGGTATTACATCAGATATGACAACACTAATACAGGAGATGCTTTTAATGGTTCTGCTTATAATTCTGCTGCTTTATATTCATGTATTTCTTTTCCTGTTACACTAAGAATACCACCATTAGGTAATTACGCAGGGACTATTACAGTAGTAGGAAATAGTGCAACAGCTGTAACAAACCTATTTAGTACTGGTATCATGTCAAAAACAGCTATGCGAATACGCGTAGAAGCTACTATCATACTAGGATACTCGTACTGGTTAAGATTTGAAGCATCTACTATTATTACAGCAGATGCAGAAATATACTAGAAAGGGAAGCTAAATGATAATAACTAAAGCAAAATACATAGAAGAAACTCTAAACTGGGTTTCATTAACATTCGATAACGGTGCAACTGGGCAGACTTCTGTTACAGATGGAATAAGAAGACAACATACTGATATGTTAGACGAATACTTAGCAAGCGGAGGAGTTATAGAGCCGCAGTATAGCCAAGCAGAATTAGACCAGATTAATGCTGATAAAGCATACCAAGAGTGGAAAACTCAAAGAAATAATGCTGTAGTAAATATAGAGGTTACATACAATGGAGTAATCTACCAAGGTGATGAGGACTCGCAAAGTAGACTGTCAAGAGCAATATTGGCTCTATCAGATGATACTACAACAACTCCTTGGGTAGCTAAATATAATAGTATACATCAGCTTAATAGAGTTGACTTATCAGCTATATTGACTCTAGGTGGAGCTGAGCAGTCAAGACTATGGAATTTAGGTAGACCGTAATGTTTACAATACTAAATAGATTAAGAGGCACTTGGAGTTGGTTCTCTAAAGTAATAGGACTACTAGTAGCAATAGCTGTTTACTGGGTTAGTGACAACTACTATGTAGCTATTGCATCAGGATTAGGTTACATAGCTGGAGAAAGCATGGGATGGGGTGCTTGGGTAGGAACATTAAGTTGTTATCCAAGAGGCAAAGAACCAAAGAATACTAAATATGATTACGAAGGTAAAAACAATGGAATTTACTGGATTGCAAGTAAGTTCTATGACCCTATCAGCGATTGGTATAAGTTTAGTATGGTGGCACTAGTACTAAGAGGTATCTACTGGTGGTTGCCAGTTACACTGCCATTGACTTATTTATATGGTATACTTCCAGTAGTCATTGCATTGGTTCTTGGAGTATTATTTCCAATTGCATGTATACTTGGATATAAGTTTAGGAGAACCAAGATAGGTAAGTGGACAGGTGGTTGGGAAATTAGCGAGTTAATTTATGGCGCCATGCAAGATGTAGCTTTAATTATAGGAGTACTGGTATTATTATGAATAAATCAGAATATATCATAAAGTTTAAACATGATACGAAAAAGAGGAGCCGCTTAATGCGGTCTATTCTAGTGTTAGACCAGATGCTTAATGTTGTATTTTGGAATGGAAGCCAGGATGAAACAGTAAGTAGCCACATAGGCAGGAGAATAGAAGATGGGACAGCAACTTGGTTTGATAAAAAGTTATGCTGTTTACTTAGAAAATTAGAAGCAAAGCATTGTTTAAAAAGCAAAGGAGAATAGTATGGGCTGGGTAACAGGATTGATACAAGGAGTGTTTAGTGTGGTAGCTAAGCCGATTGAGGAATGGCAGAAGAGAAAAACTCTTGAAGTTGCTCAAGAAGATAAGCAGCTGGAGAGACAGCATGATATTAACTTGAAGAAGTTAGATGTTGCTTTTGAACTGGCTAAGAGCGGCCAGAAGATAGAAGCTAACTGGGATGCCAGTGCGCAGAGGCAGATGAAATACACTTGGAAAGATGAGTATTTGTTGCTATTGTTCAGCTCGCCGCTAGTTATGGCGTTTATACCGAGTATGCAGCCGTATGTAGCCAAAGGGTTTGCGATATTAGAAACTACCCCTGAGTGGTATATGGCAAGTGTACTCGGCATAGTAGCGGCTACTTTTGGGTTGAGATGGGCGTTGAAAAAATTTATAGGATAGGTTATGAAAGCTAAACATTTTAGAGTAGAAGAGTTTGTTCCCGAAAGTCTGTATAAGGTTCGAGGGGAGAAATGCTGGGAGTTGATAGATGATCGGTTAGTTAAGACAGCTGATCAGTTGAAGGAGAAGTTTCCTGAGGGGAGCATGACTATTAATAACTGGGTTTGGGATGGTAATAGGATGTGGAGCGGGCTGAGGACAGCTGAGAGTAGGTGGTACAGTCCTACTAGCCAGCACAGTTTTGGTAGGGCGTTTGACGCTGTATTTAGTGACTATGATGAGGCTGAGGTTAGGAGATACGTGATCGAGCATCCGGAGGAGTTTCCGTATGTAAGAGGTGTAGAGGATTTTGCAGGTATGGGCTGGGTACATGTTGATGTAAGAAATACAAAGCATGTTAAGGTTTTTGGTAAGGCTTAAACAGGAGTTTATACCCTATGAAGTATGGTATAGACTGTCAGTGCTATGTGGTACGGTAGGACTGACGAGGGTATTTTTAGTAGTTTATGGAGCAGGACGGTGTATATGAAAGACATATGTGATAATAATAGTATAGCGCACTTAATAGGATCTATTGAGCAGTTAGCAGAGATACAGAAAGAGAGTGCTAGAGAGTTTAAGGAGTACAGAAGTGCTTCAGAAGCTAAGATGGATAAAATGGTGGAGGCTCTCAGTAAGGTGGAGGTTATACTAGTTAAGCAGACGCATCTAGATGACAAGATAGAGTCGCTGAATAGCAGAACTCATAAGAGGATAGATGATATTGTCGAGCAAGTAGAGAAGATAGTCGGTAGGCAAGAAACTACCGGCTGTCCTACACTTAGAACTGCGAGGGCTTACTATAATGGAGAAGTTGCGGAGAGTAAAAGAGAAAGGGCTGAGTTTAGGGAGGTTGCTGAAAAGATGGTATACCTGCCAGAGAAGGTGAAAGTGGCTAATGAGAGAATACTGAATTTGGAAGCAGACTCTAAACGCTATTCCGAAAAAGCGGATGACATGAAGACTAAGTTCATCTTTACTATTATAGCTGCTGCTATAGGTGTTATAGCCTCATTCTACGAGAAGGGGCAGTAGTGAGAGAGCTAAAACACCTTAGCAACGACGCCAGCTTTAAGGTATCGACAAGGCTTATATAGGTAGAACTTACTAGGGTAGGAGTAGCTAAGAGGTTTACTCGTGCAGATATGGGCTATGCCAAAGGCCGACGAATTGGTCGGATATACTAGTAATAAGGTGCACTTAATGGTAGATGTGGTATACTACAGCAATAATGGTGAGTTAATCACAGAAGGTATAATATGGTTAAATTAAATAAAGACGAATTACTAAGGGCGCTGCAGGCTGATCTGAAGTCGGCGGATACGTTGAGAAAAGATACCGATGATAAGATACAGCAGTGGAAAGCTGAGTACAATGGCGATGCTTACGGTAATGAGGTTGAAGGTAAAAGTAAGATAGTATCTAGAGATATTAAGAAGCAGAGTGAATGGCAGCATGCAGCTATCATTGATCCATTTGTTTCGTCTCCTGATATAGTTAAGATATCACCTATCACAGCAGAGGATGTTGAGGCAGCTAGACAGAAAGAGATAGTGCTGAATGCGCAGTTCTGTAGAAAGTTCAATAGGTACATGTTTATGACTAAAGCTGTTAAGGTACTAGATCAAGAAGGTACTGTAGTTATACAGACTGGATGGGACTACGAAGACGAGGAAGTGGAAGTAGAAGTACCTACAGTTGCTCAGTTACCAGATGGAAGTGAGGTAGTTGTAGGCAGTGAGACGGTAGTGCAAACTAAGGTAGTTAGGAATATGCCTACTGCTACTGTTTGTAGAAACGAGGACATATTTATCGATCCAACTTGTATGGATGACATGGATAAATGCCAGTTTGTTATACATAGGTATGAGACTGATTTGAGTACATTGAAGCAGGACGGTAGGTATAAGAACCTTAAGAATTTAGCTAAAGAGAAGCCAGAGACTACGACCAGTGGGACAGACTTTGATGCTGAGGATGACAGCGAGTTTAGGTTTACGGATGATCCGAGGAAGAAGTTGCTAGTACATGAATACTGGGGTAACTATGATATAGATGGTGACGGGGTTACTGAGCCGATTGTGTGCGCATGGGTCAATGACACTGTGATTAGATTGGAGTTAAATCCGTATCCAGATAATAAGCCGCCGTTTATAGTAGTGCCTTTTAATAGTGTACCATTTCAGATGTATGGTGAGAGCAACGCAGAGTTGATTAGTGATAACCAGAAGGTGAAGACTGCGATTACTAGAGGTATTATAGATAATATGGCGCAGAGTAATAACGGTCAGAAGGGTATTCGTAAAGGGGCACTTGATGTTCAGAACAGGAAGAAGTTTCTGACAGGTAAGAACTTCGAGTTTAATGGTACGCCTAACGACTTTTGGGATGGCAGCTATAATAGCATACCAGCTAGCGCGTTTAACATGCTGTCGTTGATGAACAATGAGATAGAGAGTGTTACAGGGACTAAGAGCTTCAGTGGTGGGATGAATGGAAGTTCAGGTCTAGGAAATATGCTCGACATTCGTACTGATATACCGCTTATAGACGGGTCGTTCAAAAAATTGATGGATATAGAAGAAGGTGACCAGCTAGTAGGTTCTAACGGTAGGGTTACAGAAGTGCTTGCTGCTCATCCTATAAAAATGCCTAAGGTAGCTTACGATATGCACTTCAGTAATACTTCTGTTGTAACCTCAGGAGGGGAGCACCTATGGACCGTTAAATGCGGTGGTGGGCCTAAGCACTTAAGGACATGGACAACGATGTGTGCAGATGACGTGTACGCACTAATACAGAAGGGTTACAAGCTTACTGTACCTAGGATTAAAGAGATACACAACGGCAATCCTACCGGTAATAATATAGATCCATACGTGCTAGGGTTTTGGCTAGGTGATGGTATGTCGCATACTGCAAGAATAACTACAGCAGATGACGAGGTGCTGGAATTTTTCGATGAAGCTGGTTACGTGTGTAGAGAAGTAAAAGATAGCACTAAGTGTGGTACTGCGCGTATGTACGAAGTTAACCGAAAAGGTGTAGAGGTGTCTTTTGACAGTGACGGAAACTTTAAAAGCAACAGCTCTTTCCACAGTGAACTCCGTGAACTAGGGCTGTTGGCTAGGTATGAGGGCGGTGTAAAACATATACCGGAGGAGTACTTCACTGCGAGCTATGAGGAGAAGATGGAGCTTATAAGAGGTCTGATGGATAGTGATGGTTACGCGCATAGTGGTTCGTTTGTGCAGTTTGCGCAGTCAGAGGGTCGTTTGAAAGACGATGTGATAAGGCTGGTAGAAAGTCTTGGGTTAAAGACCAGTATACGTGTTAAATACACAGATACTATGAATAAGCAGAAACTGGCACGTAGTGAACGTACCGGTACTAAGATGATCTGGGCTAGGAAAAACGCGTACGAGATAGGGTTTACGCCATGGAGCAATCCGTTTAAACTATCTAGAAAAGCAAACAAGTGGCAGCTGCCTAGAATACATACAGTCCGTATTGATACGATGAAAATAGTAGACCTAGTCCCTATGCGCTGTCTTACAGTAGATAGTGACGATAAGCTATTTGCTGTAACAGATAAGTTTACACTTACACATAATACTGCTACGGCAGCTAGAGGGACTATGGACTCGATAGCTATGCGTCGAATGAATACAGTTAGGAATATATCAGAGAATTTGATTAAGCCGTTGATGAGAAAGTGGATAGCGTATGACGCGGAGTTTCTTGAGGATGAGGAAGTAGTTAGGTATACTGATGAAGAGTTTGTGACTATTAGGAAAGATGACCTAGGCGGGTATTTTGACATGGATATTAGTGTAAGTACTGCCGAAGATAACAACGCTAAGAGTCAGGAGCTGAGTTTTATGATGCAGACTATGGGTCAGAGCATGAGCGAAGAGATGAGATTCAAGATGCTAGCACAGTGGGCTGATTTGACTAAACAACCGGCGTTAGCTAAGGAGTTTAGAAGTCACAAGCCAGAGGTTGATCCGTTAGCTGAAGAGATGAAGAAGCAAGAAGTATTGAAGGCGAAGTTAGAGAATGCTAAGTTAAAAGCAGAGATCGAGGGCATAATGAAAGCTGCTAATGAGGATGGTGCTGATACTGAAGCTAAGATGGCTAAGGCGAGACTAGTTAATGCGCAGGCTGCTAAGGTAGAGAGTGAGAGGGATATGATAGATCTGAAGTTCGTTAAAGAGGACGAGCAGATAGGTCATCAGGAGAAGATGGAGATTGAGGAAGCTAAGCATAAGGCTAATATGCAGTCACTGTATGCGCAGAAGATGGCTGGTGATAAAAATTTAGGAGTGATAGAGTAATGGGTGTAGTAAGTAACGCGCAGAAAGCAGCTGCGTATGATAAGGTGCAAGCTGAGGGATTGGCAAACAAGTATCACGAGATAGGCGCAAAACAAGGGTTTTCAGCTGGAATAGCTAAGACATTGGATGATGTAAGAGCTGCTGGGCTGGCTAGTATGTTTAGTGAGGCTCCTAACAGAGCGGCTATAGAGCAGAGCTGGGTAGCACAGAGTACACCATACTTTAGCAAGTTAGGCGGTCCAGCACTGGATGCTGCACTAGCACGAGCTGCCTACAATAATAGGAATGGACTATAAGGTATTAAGCCCGAGTTAAGGGCTTTGGTGCTATAATGGCAGCAGATAGATAAAATATAAGGAATTGAAATGGACGGACTAGCTCAAGCAGGAATGCAACAGGCTCCAGGTGTAGATGAACAAATGGTTCAGCAAGTTGCTCAGGCATTGATGCAGGGAATGACTCCAGAGGAGCTTATGCAGCAAGGCGTGCCTCAGAAAGTGATTCAGATGGCTATGGAAATGGTTAAAGCACAGATGCAGAGTCAGCAGCAGGCACAGCCACAAGAGATGCCAGTTGATGAGCGCATGGGACTAGCCGCTCAAGGAATGTAATTGACCAAACAATGATGTCACAAAAAGCTAAATCAACAATGAAAGGATTCATATGAGTATGAATAACCAACCAACTGATGTAGAGCTAGAAGAGACGGAACGTCTTTACTGGGTAGAGCAAGCGCAAGCTTTAGAGAGGCTAGAGGATAACAAGGATTTCCAGAAGGTGATCTTAGATGGGTACTTCAAGGATAGAGCACTGGACCAAGTTAGTTTACTAGGTACTGAGTATATTAAGCAGAATGGCAAGAGACCGGAAGTTATGGAGATTTTGGTAGCTATTAGTACGTTACAGGATCACTTCGCTACTATTAAGAATATAGGCGCTGCAGTTTATGACGATATGTACGAGGATGAGTAAGAGTAATGGCTGAGTACACAGAGGACGAACTATTTGATATGTCCGATGAAGAGCTAGAGGCTGCGTTTAAAGATGCTAAAAAAGAACCTGAAATAAGTGAGGATATTAACGATGGCGTGCAAGAAGAAGAAACAACCGAAGAAGAAGTAGTAGAGCCTGATGGTGATACTGAGGATGAAGAGACAGAAGTAGATGATGATGAATTGGAACAGCCTGATGAGGATTCCGACGAAGAACTAGATGGAGATGATGATAAAGTAGAAGCTGAAGCTGGTGATGAGGTAGATCCTGAAGATCCTGACAAGGGTGATGAAGATAAAACTGCTGAAGATAAAGCTGCTGTTACTGAGCCTGAAGTTCCTAGTAAGTATAAAGTGAAAGCTAATGGAGCGGAACTGGAATTGACTCAAGAAGAGTTAATCAAACTAGCACCTAAAGCGTTAGATTACACGAAGAAGATGCAGGAAATTGCTCCGTGGAGAAAAACAATTTCAGCATTACAAGAAAATGGATTAGGTGAAGCTGACGTAAATCTGATGATCTCAGCTATTAAGGGCGATAAGGAAGCTATTGCTGAAGTGCTGCGCAGAAATGAAGTTGATACGATGGATATTGACGTAGACGAAACAGCAAAGTATAGAGCACCTGAGTACGGAAAGTCAGAAGTAGAGTTAGCTATTGATGAAGTAGTGAGTACTATACGACATGAACCTGAGTATGCAATGACCTCTGAAATAGTAGGTTCGCAGTGGGACGCTAAATCACAGCAGGAATTAGCTAAGGCGCCAGACCTTATAGCTGAATTACACAAAGATGTAAAGAGCGGAGTTTATGGCCAGGTTAGTCCGATAGCTATGAAGATGAAAGCGTTAGATGGTGGCCGTAAGTCAGACATGGAGTACTACATTATGGCTGGTGGTGAGTACTACAAGGGAGTAAACGCACAGAAAGCGCAGGCTGAAGCAGAAGCTAAGATGAAGGCTGAAGCAGAAGCAGCACAGGCGGCTGAAGTGCAGAAGGCGAAAGAAGCGGCGAAAGCACAGGCTCAAGTTAGGGCGCAAGCGAGTAGACGTAAGGCAGCCGGTACACCTAAGAAGGTGGCTGGGAGAGTGGGTGTGACGGATTTGTTAGATGATACAGATGAAGCATTCGATAAGTGGTATGCAGATTTGCAATCACGGATTTAATAAGGATATAAAATGGCAGTAGTAAACGTATACGGGGATGGTGCTACCAGCACAGCTGGAGCTAATACAGTAACCCATCACTATGATAGAGCAGGTATCAAAGCAGCAAATGAGATGAATGTTTATGGTCAGTGGGCTGATAGAAAGAGTATGCCTCTTAAAAAAGGTAAGACTTACAAGATCAGTAAATTTTTACACATCTATGACAGAACACAGGCAAATGCAGATTTCGCTACTAAAGGCTACTTAAGTTCAAGAAACATTGATGATGTAGCTACAGCACTAAGTAATGCAGCACTTCCTGAGGGAGCTGGAGCAGTTAACAAGACCAGTATCCAGAAGGTTACTATTGAGACTAGTTTCGGCAGATTTGGTGAGATGGTTGATTATTCTGATGAAGTTGAAATGTTCTCAGAAGATTCAATGCAAGTTCATTATAGAGAAGAGTTAGGTAGATTAGCTAACAGACGTGTTGAGGATTCAATTCAGTTAGACATGCTAGCTACAGGTACAGTAATGTTCCCTAGTGTTGCGACTTCTGAAATTACTATGGGTGCTGGCGCAGCTGCGGATGGATCTACTGATAATGTGTGGAAGATTTCTTATGATTACCTAAGAAAAGGTGTTAGAAAGCTAGTTAGAAATAGAGCAGTTAGAAACACTTCGATTGTTACAGGTTCAACCAAAGTCGATACTAGAACAGTTAACAAAGCGTTTTATGCAATTGTTGGACCAGAAGTTAAGTTTGACCTTGAGAGCCAAACTAGAGGTTCTGGAGCAGAGACTGAGTTCGCTTACGTACCTGCTTATAAGTATGCAGCAGCTGGTAACCTTGCAGAAGGTGAAGTTGGACAAATGCATGACGTTAAGTTCATCGAGTCTGAGACAGCAGTTGTTGGAACAGGTAAAGGTGCAGCTATCCCAGTTAGTTACGTAGGTACGTTATCTAATGACGGTACTAATTTTGATGTATTCCCAATTCTTTTCCCGACAAAAGGTGCATTTGCAACTGTTGGATTGAAGGGTCATGGTAAGATTAAGTTTAACTCTCAAGCTCCAAGCAAGATAGAGTTAGGTAACCCTTATGGAACACAAGGTTTCTTTTCTTATAATTGTTGGTATGCCGGCATTATATTGAAAGAAGAGTGTCTTCTTAAGATGAACGTACTAGCTTCGGCATAGTATTGATATGAGGGGCTTCGGTCCCTCTTACTAATAAATTAAACAACCAATTAAGGATTTAATAATGGAAAAGACGATAGACGAATTAAGAACTGAAGCAGATCAGTTAGGTATAAAGTATAGCCAGAACATCGGAGCAGCTAAGCTCTCAGCAAAAATTGAAGAGTTTTATAAGAATCAGTCAGCTGGTGGTTCAGTCGATAAGTTAGTTGAAAAAGCGGAAGAAGCTGATGTGAAGAGTACTAAGAAAGATGGACCTAAGGGACTTCAGGAGATTAGAAAAGAAGCAATGGCTACAAGAGTAGTCACATTGACACTTAATGATAAGAAGGAGAATGACAAAGCTACTGTGGCACCGCTTAGTGTGGAGAACGCTTACTTTGGTGTTAGTAAACTAGTTCCTTTGGATATGCCAGTTGAGCTAGAGAATTGTCTGATAGAGCTGGCGCAGAGCTTGAAGTGTACAGCGTTTACAGATGAGATAGTTAATGGTAAGAGAACAGGTAACCATAAAATTAGCTTAGTTAGAAAGTACGTGGTGTCGTTTGAAGATACTCCAGTAGTGGGTTAGTAGTACTATAGAGCCCTCTATGGAGGGTTTTGGTAGTAATTATAAAGGATATTTATGGCAGCAGATATAGTAATGAGTGATTTAACTAATGGCGGTATAGTAGAGGTTGGCGGCCAGTACAAGTGGCAAGGTACAGGTATATTTGATAAACTAATAAGCGCTATTAATGATAACATAAAAGTAGAGTACGACAATGGTAGGATTGTAGGCCAGGAGTACTCTACAGTTTATCTAGGAGCGTTACAGAGCGTTATAGCACAGAGTATGCAGTTCCTGGAACAGGAGAAGTTGCTGGAGGCACAGATTGATGTAGAAAGACAAAAGATCATCTCTATGGGGATTGATGATGACATCAAGCAAGCACAATCAGCTAAAGATTTACTTGTTAAAGACAAACAGATAGCAGATATTGCTGAAGGTACTTTGTTAAAAGGTAAACAGATTGATACCATAGTCTCAGAGATAAATTCTAGAGATGAACAATCAGCTAAAGATTTACTTGTTAAAGACAAACAGATAGCAGATATTGCTGAAGGTACTTTGTTAAAAGGTAAACAGATTGATACCATAGTCTCAGAGATAAATTCTAGAGATGAACAATCAGCT